CGAGTGCGAATTTGTCTGTCGGAACTACCGCAGTAACGACTGCTGGGGCTGGCTACCAAGCGTTTACAATCAACGGAGCAAACGGTTCAAACATTGCTCTTAATGGCGGCGCTACAAACATTGGATTAATTTACGCTGCTACTGGAAACAGTAACTTATACATTGGAAACCAGACAGCAAGCGGCAACTTAATTTTTAACGCTGGCTCTGGCACCGAACGCGCCAGAATAACGGCGGCGGGTGATTTGCTGGTTGGGACGACAAGCACATTAAACAGTAACGTTGGTTTAAGTGTTCAGGGAAGCCAAACAAATGGAGGCGCTGGAGTTATAACTGCGTACAACTCCGCAGCAGCAAGCGCAGACAATTCTCCGCCTTTGGTTGTCATGAAGGCCATGACCACCACTACATCAGCGGCTCGCTTTGTTCAGTTTTATGCGAACGACACGGCTCAGGCAATGGGCGGAATCGTAGGCAATGGCGCGACCAACGTGCAGTTTGCAACCATTTCGGATTGTCGCAACAAGACAAACATAGAGGAAATTGCTGGGTCGCTAGATAAGGTTCTGGCTTTGAAGCCGGTGAGTTTTGATTGGGTAGCCAATGGGGAACACGTCAAGGCCGGTTTTGTTGCTCAAGATGTTGAAGAAATATTTCCAGAATTTGTTGTTGAAAACATGGCAGACGAAGGGGCAGAGGCGCGTAAAGGTCTGACCGGAGGAATGACAGGGGGAATCATTGCTCACTTGGTCAAAGCCATCCAAGAGCAGCAAGCAATGATTAAATCACTTGAGGCGAAAGTCGCCGCATTGGAGAGCAAATAAATGTCTACTGTAATCACTTGGAACATCTCGCAACTCGACTGCCTCCCGCAGTCTGCTGAAGGCGCTGACTATGTAGTTAACGCCCATTGGCAATGCACGGGCGTGGATGGCGCTTACACGGGGCAGGTCTACTCGACCACCTCGTTTGCCGTCGTAGAAGGCACCTCCTTCACCCCCTACGCTGACCTCACGCTCGACCAAGTGCTTGGCTGGGTCTGGGCCAACGGCGTGGACAAGACGGCTACAGAGGCTGCGGTGGAGGGCCAGATTGAGGCCCAGAAGAACCCGCCGGTCGTCTCGCCGCCGCTGCCGTGGGTGACTCCGTGATTAACCTCACGCTGACCACGGAAGAGGTCAACGCCATCCTGCAAGTGCTGGGTCAACTGCCCACCTCTTCGGGTGCGTGGCCCCTTGTAGTCAAAATCAAGGAGCAGGCAGAGCCGCAGGTCGTGAAGGACGGGGAGCCGTGACCACAGTACAAGACCTTGAGGTGACTGTAACGAGTCACATCGATGTGTGCGCGGTGCGCTACGAAGCCATCCATGCGCGGCTAAAGCGTTTGGAGAGCCTGCTTATGCAGGTTGGCGGGGCGATTATCGTCATTCTGCTGACCGCGTTTGGCACGGTGACGATGATGTGGCTGGAGTCCATTAAGTGATACCTGCCGCAATCCAAGCCATCCTAACGCCGCTTCTGGGCAACGGACTTAACCTTGTTGCTAACGCTGTGCTGGCAAAGGGCAAGGACTTCGTAGAGAAGAAATTGGGCGTGGAACTCAAGCCCGATATGTCCAGCGAGGATTTGGCGCGGGTGCAGATTGCCCAAATGGAGCATGAAGAGGAACTGCTTAAGTTGCGTCTGGAAGAAGACAAACTTGACCTTGCTGAACTTGAGATGCGCCTGAAGGACACCAACGATGCGCGGGTGCGCGAGACGCAGATTGTCACCTCCGACAAAACACCGCTGCTAAACAAACTCATCACGCCGATTCTGGCGCTTGGTTTGCTTGGCATCACCTTCACGCTCTTTGGCATCGTGCTGTTCCAAGCAAGTCCGATTGACCCTAGCCGCAAGGACATCCTCATCTACATCTTGGGCGTGCTGTCTGCGGTCGCTACGCAGGTTGTCTCGTACTACTTTGGTTCCAGCCAGTCGAGCAAGGACAAGACCGACGCACTTAAGGAGGCCATCAAGTGAGTCTCGTAGCAGAACAGGCGGCGTTCCTGCTGGATGTCGCCAAACTCGTTAACAAAGCGACTGAACTGGGCTTTGTCGTCACGGGTGGTGAACTTGCCCGTACCCCGGAACAGCAGGCCATCTATGTAAAGACTGGTCGCTCCAAGACGATGAACAGCATCCACCTCAAGCGGTGCGCCATCGACTTGAATTTCTTCCGCGACGGCAAGTTGACCTACGACATCCCGGCTCTTACGCCGGTTGGTGAGTATTGGCAGAGCCTTAACCCCAAGAACCAATGGGGCGGGTTCTGGAAGTCGTTCAAGGATGTCCCGCACTTCGAACGCAGGGTGTGATGGCGAGGGTGGATTCGAACCACCGTTAGCGGAGTCAAAGTCCGCTGTCCTGCCGCTAGACGACTCGCCAGCCGTTTACCAAGTATCCCGATAGCCTCGGCTGCACGCCCAGTTAGGTTTTGGCACGCGGCTCCATTCGTGGTGTCTGCGTGCCTTTAGGTTGCGGAACCAGTTGACGAACCATCTGACCATAGTGCCTCCACGCTGTAGGACTGTGACGGTGATTTCCAATCTCGCGGCGGGTCGCCCGACAGGTGGCTCGGGTCAACCCAATGCAGTTTGTTGTTGGGGTAAGCGATGAGCGGCCCAGCCTCCAGCCGGACAATGTGGTGGTCTTTGCTCTGGTCGCTGACCTCCGACCAGCCCCCGTTGTGCCAGAAGATGCTGAACAGGTAGACCCCCGGCCTCCACACTCCGTCCCTGCCTCTTGCGCGGACGCGGTGACCCCGCAGGAATTCCATCTCCCGCACCTCGGCGTGGCGGCTAAAGGAGTCCCACCAGCAGGCGAGTTCTAAAGCCATTGGAGGGCATGGCTTCGACACAAGGGCATGGATAGGCACCCTCGCCCATTGCGCCCCACAAGCCGCCATAACGCTAAACATGGGTACCCGTGCAGGTTCAGCGCGAAACCCGAAGATGGTGCAGGGGGTAAACTCCCCGCTGCCCGTCTGGTGGTCATATAGGAATTCGTTGCGGATGTACGCCGGGGTGTACGGCGTGTCTACCATGAAGGTCACAGTAGTCCCTCTCGGTTAAGTTGTGCGAGGGTTCGCGCCATGCCTTCGAGATGCAGCAGACGCACATAGTCCCGGTCAAGGTCGGTATGCGCTCGACGGTCGATAGCATCGTGGCACGCGCTACAGGCCCATGCGCCAAGGATGTCGGGCGACTTCATGCCAATCCCAGATACCCCGGCAAGCCGGTAGTGCGCCAGCACGGTTGTCTCGGAGTTGTGGTTGCAGACCTCGGGGATACGCACCATGCAGCCTCGCCCTCGGGCTTCCTTACGCAGTTTCATACGACGGCTCCGGTATCACGATGCCCATATCAAGGCACTTTGTTTCAAGAAACAGCAAGTAATCGCTGAACTCTTGTTTGTCGAGCGCAGAGGAACGCTTGAGCGGTCGCAAACGCTTACGCCCAAACCCTTCCAGCGTCTCCCATCCAAAACACTCGCCCAGAAAGTAATCGTGCAGGTCATCGCGTGTCCATCCGCGCAACGCCTCGCCACCGCCGTCGATGATGGCGGGATACACCACGCCCCACAGGAACTTGTTTTGTTGGTTGGTGCGCGGCTTTTTCCACTCCGTAACCTCGACCGCCCATGTTTTGAGCGGGTCAAGGTTGGACACCATCCGCGCCACGACAGATGCCATAGCGTCCGGTCTGGTGCCTCGGGGGAATATGCGTTTCATCGCTCGGATGCCCTCACCCGTCCAGCCCATTGCTTCCATTCGTAGGCGTATTCAACATTCTGGTATTCATCGAACCATGGGCCACCCTCGGTGAAATGCACGCAGGTCGGGTCAGGAACCTGCGCCCGTGTGTGCCAGCCCTCCAAGTAATTAAAGGTCGGCGGCAACGCACCAATGTGCCGGTCGTTTACCCACATAAATCTGTGCAGATACATCCCGGTTTCGCTGTTCACGATTTCGGGTGTCAGCCCACCCATTGACGGATGGCTGCAATTGAACCACATAAACGACGACCAGTTTTTGCGCGGGTATTGGCGTTGTACCTGCCCGTCCATCTTTGTCAGAGATGTGGGCTTGTAGTCGTGCTGCACACACCACACGGCAACATCAGGATTGTTGAAGTCGAGCAACGGTTTCAGGCTGTGCCGTACCAGAAAGTCACAGTCCATGAACAAGGCATTGCCCCTAAAGTTGCAGAGCGCAGGCACAAGGAACCGGCTAAAACTAAACTCCGTGGATGAGAACGGGTCTGGTTCGCGCCAGTACATCCCCATTTCACGGAGGTCATCCAGTCGAAGCGCGACAACCTCTGCCTCCATGTGTTCCAGAATGGACGCACGAGCCACCTCGTATGCGATGTCCTCGCGGCTATCGTATCCGATGAAGATTTTCAAAACGGCAAATCCTCATCGTCGTTAAACTTCTCGGGGTTTTGCTCTGCCATCGTTTTAGGACGCGCAGCCTGCTTCGGCTCGAACTTGAGCGACATAAAAGCATCGCCGGTCTTACTGCTGCGCTTAATCCACGCGCTGATGTTGAGGTCGATATTGTCGATGACGGCAGAGCCACGGTAGTTAGGCGCTTTTTCGTTTCCTTTTTGGTCGTTCTTGAACAAAACGCCACGGTTGTTGTTGTCGTACTGTTTAACCACGGTTCTTCTCCTTTGCGATGGTGATGTATTTCTTGATTGCTCCCCGCTCCTTCGCGGTCAACTGGTCAGCGGCGGCAACATACAAGTCGTGGTTGCTGCTAATCCGCTCGTGGATTCCAAGGACGGCATTGGCAATGTCGCTTTCGTCAGCGTCAAGATTGAACGCAGCACGGAACTCGGTTACAAGCGCATCCCGCGTTTTTGCGTCCACGCTTTGCCCAAGGTCACCCCGAGGGTTGTTCACAAAGCCTCGCGCCTGTGCTGCCTCTGCATCGTCATCAATCTGCGCCAGCCCGACGATGGCAGCGAGGGCATAGCGTCGAGCGTAGGTGATGCCCGACCCCTGCGCCTGTGGGCCGTTGTCCTTTGTGACAACCGGGAGCGTGCCGCGCATCCATTCGCCGCTGCTGTGCGCGAGGGTAGTAACAAGCACGGTTCCGCCCTCAGTCACCTCGGTCGTCTGAATAACGGCGAGGTTGTTGGCGGCTAACTGCTTGCGGCAGGCATCCCAGCATGATGCAAGGTCAGCGTACTTACTCTTGAAAAACGGATTGCTGCTGTCCTTAAGCGCACCCGTAATGTCGGCCTGCGCTTTGGAAAGGGCTGCGGCAAGAGCCGCGATGGATTCACTTTGCATTTTGTTCTTCCTCAAATTGCTGTTGTTCAAGGTCTTGCTGATGCCACCAACTGTCATCGTCGTCCCACGGGGCATCTGACTGGTCAAAGTCGTCCATTAGAAAGTCCTCACGGCAAGCCACACTAGAGCGGCAAACATGGCAAACGAGAACAGGTACAGGCTGATGGTTTTCATTCGGTCACCTTGATGAGCAGGTGTGCCAGCGATTGTTCGATGGTGGCGTATTCCTCGGCGCACAACGCCAGCCGCCAGAACATATATTCGCCATCCGTGTCGTCGGCAATTTCCTGCACCAGCACACAGTCGGCAGGGCTGCGGGTCTGAACCATCCGCGCCCATGCGGCACGAAGGGTCTTGTCGGTGATGCGGCTCTCAAGAGCGGCGAGTTCTTCCCAAATGTTCACAGGTTGTCCTCCCACGAGCGGCGGCGGTCGAGCCGGTCTTCGGCGGCCCAATCAGCATCGCGCTCGGCTTTCTCGCGCTCGGCAAACTCCGAGAGTTTGTCGGTGTGAACAAAGATGGGGGCCGGGAGGGTCAGCCAAGTGCCGTCCGGCAGTTTGATGGAGGTGATGGCGGCTGAATCCATTGTGCCGTCGTTGCAGAACTCGAAGTCGAGTTCGCAATGCAACCCCTCGACCAGTTCGTATTCGCGTGTCATGTCAGTCATGTCTGTTGCTCCTATCTGTGGATTGACTCGACAGGGATAGGTTAACACAGGTTACGGGTATGTCAACACCCCCCTTGAAATATTTTTCACGCCCGTTAACTTACCGCCCATGGACATCCAAGCCGCCCTCGCAGTCGCAGGCTCTAAAGCCGCCCTCGCCCGCAAATTGGGAGTCAGCCGCCCTGCCGTCAGCAGGTGGGTCAAGGCAGGGAAACTGCCTGCTATGCGGGTCTGGCAATGGAAGGCGCTAGAAGCCGTCACCCCGCCGATTGCAGCCGATTCTACGCCTACCCCCGGCTGACCCCTACCCCTGCTGTAAAGCCGCTATAAGCGATTCTGCAACCCCCAGAAACGACAAACCCCCGCACATGGCGGGGGCTTGACGGGGCGGGGGGAATGCCCTTACGCTTCAGATGCGAAATGAGCGTGGGATGGACAGTACCGGACAACCCCGGACTAGTCAAGCCTACGCTGGACGCTCGGTGTAGGGAAAACTCCCATAGGCTCGTAGGGGAAGAACGCGGAGCCGCACTTAAATCCGTACAGAGGCCGCCGATTTACGGACACGCAGCGCAGAGTCGGGAAGCGTGTAGGCGAACGGGGAAACCCGTCAAAAGTTGCCGACAACGGATGGCTCCGTCAGTCATCTCCCGTGCGAGTGAACTAGGCCGAATTGCGCCTATTCACCGCACGGATTCACCATCAGTCATCGTGCTTTCAGAGACTCTTTCAAACCTCCTTGACCATCGAAAATCCTTGAATCCAAGAAGCCTGAACTAAAGTTGTTGCATTAACCTCCGTAAACAGTTACGCTTGTCTTGTCTAACCACAGAGAGGTTTAACCACAAATGCTGTCAAATGCTCAACAAGCGTTAAATTTTTTTGAACAAAAAAATGAAGATAGCGAATATGTGGTGAGAAAAATTGAAAATTCTAACACGAAGGAATTAATCCTAAATTTTCATTACGCTCGCCGTATGCCTTCAATTTCATTTGCATATGGATTGTTTTTGAATGGCGAATTAGAAGGAGTTGTTACTTTTGGACAACCTGCATCACCAAGAGTTTGCGATGGTATTGCAGGAAAAGAAAACGCTCGTTTGGTTTTGGAATTGAACAGATTGGTTTTGCGAAACAATCGTAAAAACGAAGCAAGTAGATTAGTTGGGCAAGCATTAAGAATGTTGCCTAAACCAAAAATTATTATTTCTTATGCAGATACGGCCCAAAAACATTTGGGAGTTGTATATCAAGCAACAAATTTCGACTATTACGGTTTGTCTGAAATTCGTACAGACAGGGTTTTTATAGATGGCACAAAACAAAAACATGGACGCCATGTGATTAGCACAGACATTGAAAATTTACACGAAAGAACAAAATTAGTTGAGCGCCCAAGAAAACATAGGTATGTAAAAATAATTGCAAACAAAACAATTCAAAAACGATTAATGCAACAAATTAAATACGAAAAAAAGCGATACCCTAAAAATTGAAACCACAGAGAGGTTTTTATGCACGAACTAGACGAAGCCGCATGGGAGCGATGGGTTGCCTACCGCAAGGCCATTCGCAAGCCCATAAAGGAAGTCAGCGAACACGCGATGAAACTTAAACTGTCGCGCTTTGGTGCTGACCAAGATGCCGTGGTCGAGCAGTCCATTGCTAACCAGTATCAGGGGTTGTTCGAGTTGAAGAAGGCCGCGCCCCGTCCGGGCGAGAAGGTCGAAAAGACCGACAAGCAACGCGCCGCAGATGTCGCCCGTCACGCTGAACAGGACGACTGGAACGCGAGACAATGGGGCAAGTTGGAACCGACCCCGCTGAACCGTCTCAAGTTGTGTGAGGCATATCTTGCTCGATTAACCATCAGCCCTGATGCGGATGCGATGGAGCGTCTGAAAGACTCAACCGCCGCCGCGTTGCGGTCAGCGGATGCAGTAGAGGTGCTGGGTCACCCGCACCTGATGTCGATGGTTCGCCAACTGTTTGGTGAACGCGGTCTGAACAAACTCAAAAAGCGAGAGGTGCAATCGTGAAGTTAACAACGAACGATATGTGGGATGCGTTGAAGGCGTACCAAGTACAGGCAAACGCCGACGGTCACGGCAGGTCGTGGCAAATAGCGTGCCAGACAAAAACCGTAGCCGACATGGACGCTGCAATCGAGGATTCGAGTGAACGGATGCAGGAAGCCGACCCCGATTACGAACGGATGCAGGAAACCGACACCGATTACGAGTTGTTTGGTGGTCGCCCGAACGACGATTACGAGCGGATATACACCGCAGGCGAGGCGATGATTAACGCGGTATATGTGATGCAATCGGATGTTTCGCAGCAGGAAAACATCACGATGGCGATTCGACTTATCGAAAAGGCGCAGGAGATAGGAACATGAGCATCAACGACGGCGGCCCAGCGTTTCCGAGCACGATTCAGTATTTCCCCGACGACAAAAACGCGAACGAAGAGCAAGGCATGACCCTGCGCGACTGGTTCGCTACTCACGCGACGGACGCTGACATCGCAGCAATTCAGACCCCGCCGCACGGCGCACAGAACATCACGCGGTACGAGGCGCGGTATATCCACGCCGACCAGATGCTCAAGGCGCGGGAGGTGAAGCCGTGACACGCGAGGACATTATCCGATGGTCGCGGGAGGTCGAAGATTACGCCGACACTATCTACGAAAAAGGCGAATATCACCCCGGATGGTTGGAAGTTCGTGACCAACGCTTCGCCGCCCTCGTCGCAGCAGCCGAGCGGGAGGCGTGTGCGAAGATTGCCGACAGCCAGATAAACAACACCGCCATCTTGTTGGTCAACCCCGGCAAATCTGCCGCAGCATGGGACATCGCTAACGCCATCCGTGCGAGGGGGA